GCTCGCCAGCAGCAATCGTGATGATGGTGTTTGTGCCTGCGAAGTCCTTGACCGTGAAGCTGTTGGCCCCCACGTTGCGGATCAAGGCGTCGTTGCCCACCGAGGTCTGATTGGCTGGGGGCATGAACAGGGACAGGGCTGCAGAGGACGCTGTAACGTCCATGATCCGGGCGGCGTAGTCATCCGTGGCGTTGCCATTGATCGGCCACTGAAGCTGGGTGTTGGCCGCAAGCGTAACCGAACGGTACGACACGTCCGTTGGCTGGATCACGTTTCCGGTAAAGGGGCTGTTGTAACTCATAATTGATCCTTAGCTATCTATTGCCACGGCCTGACGATCGGCCACGCGAAGTTTGTCTTCTGCAACTAGAATGTCCATCGACTGCTGGTACATGGCCTGCCATAACGGCACGCGCTCATCATTTTTAAGGAACGGCATGGCCTGCAGCAGTGTGCCATACAGCAACGCCTGTGGGGCATAGGTGGTGAACCAATTGGTCTGGTTGGACGAGTCCAGTGGCTGAAGGCGCTCGTAGTAAAGCACCTCAAAGACATAGTTGTCACTAGGAGTTGGGGCAACCATCCAGTGCGTGTAGTCGTAGTCGCAGTAGAACTTAGGCACGCCAGTAGACGCGGGGTTAGGCCAATACTCGCGCAGATACTCGTACTTGCGCAGCAGCACAGGGTAACGCGTACCTGCCACGGTAACGTTTATGGACACCGTCTTATGCCAGCGGGCCGGCTTGTCAATCACATTGGCGTTGAGCGTCATGGTGCTGGCCTGCACCGTCAAGTTGCCAAGGAATTTAATCTGGGAGGCAATGATTTGCTCAGCCAGCATGATGAACAGCGGAATCTTGTCGAGGGTGGACGCGTCTGTTCGCTCTAGGTAGGACTGGATGTTCTCAACCAGCGAGTCGTAGGTCATTACACTTGCAGTCGTCATCCTAGATGCCTTTCAGGTAATAGCCCAATTATAAATTCAAGACGAGTGTTTGTCACTTTGCAGCAACACCTTTAGTTTTCTCAAAAGACCTCATCCCAGCGATGCCCAATATGCCTGATAGTATCACCCAGAGCTGGTCTGCGTCCAGTACCGGAGGAGGTTCTAACCCAGTAGGCACCCAACTTGCTGCCTGCGCCCACTTCCAGCCCCATTGGAACAGCGGGTAGGCCAGAAATTGATAGCCCATAGCCGCAACGCCGATCCAGCCAATGGCAGGACGCCAGCCGGACACAAAGATGCTGGAGCTTGCAGCCTCCACCTTGTTGACCTCTATCTGGGCAAGGTCGGTGGCTTGGTCGATGCGCTTTTCTTCAAGGTCAAGCTTGCGCTGCTCAACCTCCATCTCCAACCGCTCTTTGTCGGTGGTGATCAGGTCGTCGGCAACTTTGCCAACCGCTTCAATGATTGATCCAACGCCAAGTAAGTTCATTTCAGACCTTTCAGTGTGCGGTTCAACCATCCCTTGAGGAACTTGACCTGCACCGGGTTTTTGTTGCAAATCTCCACGTACCGGGCGATCTTGGCTAAGGCGTACTGCTCCTTGAACCGCTGGCCGTCAGGTATCAGGTTTAAGCGCTCTACCGTCTTGGCACCGATACCTCCATCAGGGGTTGCGCCCACCACAAGCTGTGCCAGCTTCACAGCCATGCCCATGCCAGCGTTTACACCAAAGTTGAAGATGGTGTTGGCTACGTCTTGATTGTTGATCTCGTTGCCGCGCATCTTGTCCCAAAACTCCACACGGTAGAACTCGCGCACCATGGGCGTTAAAGCACCGCCAAACTCTTTCTTGTCCACCAGCGCCCATCCGGGCCACTGCGGGTTTTTGTTCCGGGCAATGCCCGCATAGGTCATACCCCCGGTGTCGCCGGGAACATCGTGGAGGACGTAGCCGCCCTCGTCAACCATCATGAGTTCAAAAGCAGGTTCAAACTGTGCCATTGCTTTACCCTTTTAATTCAAAACTAAGGTTGGTGTGGCGGGGATACTGCACCACGCGCTCTCCCTCGGGACACTTGTATTTAATGGTCGCCAGCAGAGTTGCCTTACCGCTGGCGATTTTTTCTTTTCTTACCATCGTGAGCTGATAGGTGAAGGTGTCGATCTCCGGCCCTGCAGGTCCGCTAAATTTACTGGCAGTGGTTGTGGCCTCATGCACCATACCCGCTGCATCACGGATGCTCGGCGTAAAACTCTCAACAGAGCAGTCGTCACGCTTCTTGATCCGCGCAACCGTCACGTTGATGGGCTGTCCAGCCTCTGCCACGATCTTAAAATTCTCTGGCGACCATTCAATGATGGCCCGGTCAAACACACCAAATTTGTCGGCCAGCGTGTAACTGCCACCTAGCGCGGCAACGCTTGCGGCAACGGCTCCAATGGCTTTGGTGAGGTCAACCATAAAAACTCCAAATAAAAACTCGGGTACACCATAGGGCCAACCCAATCAGAAGGGCCGCTGCAATCATTGCGACGGCCCAGTCTTTCATGGTCAGAGTCCAAAAAACTTTTTAATAAATTCAGCCGCAACACCGGGGCCGAGCAAGACGGCAGCAATCACCCCGTACAAGAGATATTCAATCTTGGTCATGCGCTTTTCGCCAGCGTCTAAAGATTGGTTGATCTTCTCGTATCGTTGGGCGCAGACGGCTTCATGAACAGACATTCTTGTCTCCATTGATTCCTCCGACATCATTCACCCTCTTTCCCGGTTTCTGGTTCTTGAGGGGTTAATTGAGCATCGGCCTGTGTTTTGATTTTTATCGCAACAGGGTAGGCCCCTGATTTTGTTGGCAGCTCACTGAGGCCAGCAAGGATCAGGTTGATTTCATCAATGGTGAGGTTTTGTAAGACGATCATGAATTTTCCAAATCTTTTATGGTGATTGCGTAATGTTGTTGACGGTAGTCGGTACAACCAAAGGGGCTGGTTGAGTAACCACGATAGGCGCAGGCTGAGTCACAACAGTTGGAGCATGGGTGCTGTCAGTGTTTGTTGTGGTGGTGGTGGTTATATTGGCTGCTGGCGCTTGAATCTTGGAGGCGATACCGACAAACGCTGCGTTGGTGCTGATACCCAGAGCTGTGGCATTGTCGGATTGACGCATGCCCAAGGAGGTCTGTTTGTTGATGGTGTACACCTGACCGAATGTCGGCAGCAACAGGCCAGTCCACTGCAGGGCGTAGTCAGCCCAGCTCTTGGGTGCATTGATCTGCGTGTTCTGCTGGGCGCTGCCCATCTGCAGGCTCATAACCGCCGCAACTTTGGCCGTGGTGTCGCCTTGTCGGGCAATCTCGGCCAGGGCTTGGTAGCGGGCTGTCTGGGCCGATGCTTGGGCTTTGTGGGCCTCGGCATAAGCGGCGTATTCGTGGGCGCAACCTGTTAGGGACAGGGCGCAGAGGATGATGGCAATCAATTTCATGCTGTTTCTCCAGAAGTGCTACGGGCAAACGATTCTTCAGCGCCAGCCGGGATCATGTCTGGCGAAACAATTTCACCGCCCATATGTGCGCTTTCAACCGTGTGCAAGCAAACGCAGACCGTTTCATCCTCTTGCGCAACAAGTTCGTGCCTTAACTCCGCTGCAATCCAAATAAGGTGCGGAGCTTTAAAAACAGTTTCTTTGCCACGGCACCGCACCAAAACAGAACCATGAGCGACAAGAGTTGCGTGATCGAACTGATGCGTATGCCCAATCTCAGTATCTCCCGCTTTTGCAAAGTGCATCATGCGGGCAAAAAGATTGTGGACGCAGCTAATTTTTACAGTAGGTTCTTGCATTTTAAAGCTCCGTTACAGGAATTGATTCCGCAGGATTGATGGAAGCAACAACCCAAGACAGAGTAGCTTCATCCCACTCATAAAACGGCGGGGTGTTTGGTATGGGCATTGGGATTGGCGCTTCCCACAAGTATGAAAAACTGTTCAAAACCCATGATGGGTATTGTTTGGGCGGAGCAAATCCAGCGCCTTCTGGACCGTCAGGAATCCAGAAATAACCTACACCTGCATAGTTCTTGCGGAACGCTTTGGATTGATCGGGGTCGGGCGCATTTGTGTTGGGGGTGTAATAAATACCGCCTCGGGTGTTGTAGCTGGTCTGCACAAAGCTGGCGGGGTCACCCCAGTTTCCAGTGTCAATCTCAGCTTGGTCTATAACCAGCACCCGCTGGACGATGTTGTTCTCGTCAATTTGGGCAAAGTTGCTCATGATACAAATGTCCCAGAAGAAGTAAACGTGTGGTAGGTGTATCCGCCAGCGGAAGTGATGGTCCCCCCCGAACCGCGTGTTGCTCCTGCATAACGGATGATGACAACCCCGGAACCACCAGCGCCACCTGTTGTGCCACTACGAGCACCCCCGCCGCCACCGCCGCCGCCAGTGTTTGCTGTTCCCGGAAGACCAGAGACGTTTGTACCACCACCACTACCACCACCACCAGTACCAGCGGGGGTGTAAGTCACAAGCGCTTTTGCGCCAATGCCGCCGCCGCCAGCGTAGGTTGTGCCGTCTAGCCATGTAGAGCCGTTACCCCCTACCGCTGAAGTGCCAACTGCGCCTGCGCCGCCACCGCCGCCGCCAGATTGGCTACCGGCATTGTCGCCACCGTCATTGCCTTGCCCGGGTGTACCCGCGCCCCCCGCTATAAAAACGCTTGCGCCTCCACCGCCACCACCAGAACCACCAGAAAAAGCTGCCTCATTACCGTTTGCTCCTCTAGCCCCACCCAAAGAAGTTACGCTATTAAAAATTGAGTTTGTTCCTTGAGTAGCAGTTGCCCCCCCAGAACCGATAGTCACGCCAAGCGATGTGGAAGGGGCCACAGAAGCCGATAACGATTGGTAACCGCCAGCACCAGCGCCACCCGCACCCCTGCCCGACGCATAAGTTGACCCGGCCCCACTACCACCACCACCCCCGCCAGCAACAACCAAATACTCAATTGTGTAAGTATTGGATTTCCCGTACAGCGAACTCATGCTCCACGTTGCGCCGCTGGTTGTGCTAACGCCTGCCAAAGTACGGACGTTGGTTTGGTTCATCGTGATGGTTGCGGTCAGGCTCAGGCCAAGTTCTTGCGCAACACTGACCGGGCTTGATGTGCCCCCCATATTGAGAGCGCCGCTTGATGGCATTGTCATGCTTGCTCCTTATGGGGTGCCGTAGGCGGTGATGTTGTCTGCGGAGATCAAAGCGCCTGTGCTGCTGAACGATGCAATCACCGTAGCGCCGTACTTGATCACGAGCTTACCGCTCTCTTGCACGATTGTGAAGTTGGCTGTTGTCAGGCTTGTGACGGAGCCGCCCAGTGTGATGTTGCCCGAAGATGTTACGGTGCCCGAGAGCGTCAGGCCGTTGGCTGAACCGGTGCCTGCAACCGAAGTCACAGAGCCGCCGCCAGAGCCTGCGCCGATGGCCGCACGGAAGTCAGCAGCGTTCAGGGAAGAGACGGTGTTGTCCGCGTTGAACCGAGGGAACGTTACCGCGCTCGGATTGGTGATGATGAACAGGTTTGCACCCAGCGTCGTTGCACCAAAGTTGGTCCGGGCTGCGGCTGCGGTCGTTGCAGCAGAACCGCCATTGGCAACCGGAGTCACATTGGCGGCAATCAGCTTAACCGTGCCAGCAGAGTTTTTAAAATACAGCTTTTCGTCAACCGTGTTGATTGCAAGTTCACCAGCAGCAAGATTACCCGCGATGGGCAAAGCAGCAGCCGTTGAGCTGCTGTAGAGCTGAATTGGAGTGAATCCAGACTGTGCCATGCTTATCCTTTCGCCTCAAGGGCGGCTAACCGGGCTTCGAGTGCGACAACACGCTCGGCCAACTTTACAGCAGCAACCAGAGCTGCGTTGCCATATGCAACTGACAGAAACCCATCAGCGCTCGTTAACACGGTT